AATATACATACCATTTAAAAGTTTTACTGGTATTAGTATTAGTTAGTCTTTCTATTTTGTATCCTAGGTTTTGAAAATATTTAATTACTTGTTCCATTTGATTTGTTAGTCCACGATCAGTGGCAGTACCTTGCCAAATATTAAAATAATCAACACTTGTAGGATTAGATATACTGTATACACCTGCTACAAATCCTAGAGCTGTATTTGCAGTTCCTGCACCTATCTCATATGACCAAGTTGAACCTTGTGGCTCAGTTATAGTAAGTATCAAGTAATTACTATCCTTTGAAGCCGTTAAACCTGCAACTCCTGCATCGTTGATATCTGCTACTATTGCGTTTAATGATGTTCCTGTGGTGCCTAATGTTATTGTATTATTATCAAAAATTAAAGTGTCACCTACTGTTATTGTTGGATTTAGTGCAGTTCCTATTTTTTGAACACTTGGCGTAGCTTCTGTCATTGTTGTAGTATCATCTACATATGCTTCAAAATTACCTAATGCACTCTGTGAAATAATTTCTTTCATTATTTCTTGTGTTTCAGTAAACACAATCATATCTTGTGATGCTTTTGATCTAGCTTGTGCCGCGTTTAGTCCTACACTCATTTGTTTAACTCTTTTTTAACTTGCTTCTTAGCCATATTAGTTACGGTCTTATCTGCTTTTTCGGGGTCAACCTTGTTTAAATTACTAGCATCAAGACTTGAAGTATTAAAATAAACCATTCCATCTTTTATATTATTAACTATAGGTAAATTTGATATCTCATCAAATAATGATTCGTTATCAGCATCAACACCCATAGCTTTAAGTTCTTTAACTAAAGATTCTAGAGGAATACTATCTACACCTTCACTACTTAGAATTGAGAGTAGATCAATAACTTTTGAATCTACTTCAGAATTTAATTCGAAGAGTTGAGAGTACCTCACGTTAATTACCTCTTTAGTTCCGCAAATGCTTTTTTAAGAACGTCTTTGCTAATTTTACCTTCTGATTGTGCTTCTTTAACCATCTTGATTGCTTTTAGGTAAGGATCAACTGATTCTTCTTTCATCTCTCTACCTTCAGCATCTGACTCTGCACTAGCGGCATCAGCACCTTCAAAATCATCACCAGCTGGTTCTTCAGCAGGTGCATCAATTGCATCCATATCCATAGGTGCTTCAGGTGCAGGCTCCATACTCATATCTGTTGCTGGTGCTTGACCTTGTGCTACTAATACTGCGTTACTTACATCATCATTGGCTTTTTTAACTGCATCAAGAGCTGTACCAATTGCCATTTCAGCACTCTGTGAGAATGCTTCAGCTTCAGCAGTACCAACTTCTTCTTTCATTGCGTTAGTAATACTCATTAGTTCTTCTACTTGCATACTTGCTAAATTTTCAGCCATTTTTTGTAAGTCGTCAGCCATTTGTTTTGCGGCTAGAAGTACTTCAGCTTGGTCCAATTCGCTTTCCATTACTGGTTTATTTGACATAGCTTCTTTTATACCTTCTAATACTAACAATAACTTCTGATATTGTTTGTCATTTACTGCGATACCATTATCACGTAATGACTTGATTTTAGATTCTGTAAATGTCTTAACTTTTTGTAGTTTGGCACCGTCTGCACCAAAGTTAAAGTTAACACCAAATACTTCTTTTAGAACTGAATCTAATTTCGTTATTTTGTTTACTTCTAAATTTTTTAAATCCATAATTTGACCCCTTCAGGTTTTTCTTAATATATTGTATTTATGCTTATAGGCAGGATTTGATCTGTTTTTTGGCTTCGTTCATCTTCTGAACCGCTTGACCTTGCTTGGCCATTGCTAAATCTAGCTTAAATCCTTCACTTACTTTGGATTTTTGCTTGTAAAACGCCGCTTCAGCTAGTTGACTACCATAACGTACATCTAAATCAAGTAATTGTTTAATATTACTTGTCTTGCCATGCATCATACCTTTTACTATTCCCATTGCCGTTTCAAATAATGCAATTTGTTCGTGCAATACTTTACCATCTTCCTTGATAGTATAAAACATCTTTTTAATACCTGGAACAACTTGTTCTTTGTCCATAGTGATCTCATATTCTGCAATCTTTACACTATTTCCTTGCTTTGTTGCTACAGCCATTGTAGGATCTTCATATGTTTCTTCTACTGCTTCTTTAGCCACTTGTGTTGTAGCTTCGTCTAGTTTTTGCAGTATGTCATACATACCTTTAGCATTTTTGCTAACACTATTCAACAAATTTGCTTTTAATTCTGGATTGCTTTTTTGTTCAGTTTCTGTAGGAACTTTTGAACTCTCATTTAACTTTTGAATAAGTTCTTTCATTCCTTTTGTTTCTTCGTGTGTTGGCATTATAGGCTCCCTTTCATTCTTTCATAGAATACTTTATTATTCTCAACTATTTTTTTAACAACATTTTTGTTAACCAAGTTTTGAATTAAAATTAAATCTCGTTCGTTTAGATCGTCTTTGCATTTACGTTCTAACAAATTCTCATAACATTCACTTTCGTGAACTGAGATGAATACTGGAATGCCTCCGGGTTGTTCAATCGTTTTCATTAACGACCTCCCATTGCCAATTGTTTAAGTCTTTCAATTTCTTGTGCATTTATATTTGATTGTTGCTGGTTTGCATCTGATTTATATTTGTTTTCAGCTCTTTCAATATCATCTGGATCTGCACTACCTGCTCTTACTGCTCCTTGACCAGTTGGTTGTTTATTTGAACCCGCTACATATCTTTGTGGGTTACTTGAATCTCTTTTTGCATCTTGTTGTGCATTAGTAAAGTCTCTTTGATCATTGCCGTTGTTTGATGCTCTAATTGTAGCATTACTTGGCTTGGCTGTTTGTATTGTTCCATACCCAGCTTCATTGACTCTACTTAAATCTATAATTGATGAAAATTTATCATTGTCTTCATTTTTAATTGAATCTAATAAGTTAAGTGTATCGCCAAAAGATAACCCTTTTAATTGTTCCATGATGTCATCTTTTTTAAGTTCTAATCCGAACTTAACGTTAGCATAATCTATTACACTATCTACTGTACTATTATTTACTATTTCCATCTTAACCTCTAGCTTTGTTTAATCTAGCAACAATACGACTTGCAGGATTTAACCTTTTAGAACGTACTGCCGCCTTTTGCATACGAGCACCTTTTTGTGCTCTTGTTTTTCTCATTACGAATCTCTTTTTGAGATCCATAGGTGCCGCACATTGACTAGGATTTGCTACAATTCTATTCTTACGAATACCAACTGTGCAACGAAACTTCCTAGTTACAGCTTTACCTCTTCTAGCAAAAATTAATTTTGCTTCAGAAATTACTGTATTGTACGACTCATTTAATAACATTAACCTGCACCCAATAACGGAGTTACTGTATTTAAATTTAGTAACAACAATACTATTGTTGAGAGCAATCCTGCAATAACCGTTGCCGCGGCTCCAATGATTAGCTTGTTACTAGACATACTTGCTGATGTTTGCTTTTCTGCTACTTTACTCATAGCCGTAGTTAAGCCATCCACTTTAGTTTCTAATCTATTTAATTTTTCTTCCAACACGCGATACCTTTCCGCACACAGATCAACGTGTGCCTCTAGATTTTCACGCTCAAGCCTTGACTGATTCATTGCCATATTATGTTCTCACATTCTTTGACAGCGTCTTATTAAGAGCTGATTTGTATGAGTACAATCATTCGTACTCTACTACTATTTATATGTTTTCACTATATTTAAAGTAAGTATTTTTCTTATTCACTGTATTTGTGTCAATTATCTCTGGATCAATGCTTATTGTTTCGTTTAAATCTTCGTGTATTGGCATTTTATCAAAGTCTTCTTTTAACATATAAACGTCATTATTATCTTTTTTCCATGCATCTGCTGTCTCACTAGCAAATTTTAACACCCATACGGTATGAGTGCCTGTAAAATTTGTGCCAAATTCATATTTGCTTATATCTTGCGAATCTAAAATTTGTACACTACTTAAAACTGGTTGAGATCTTAGACTAATACTTTGGATAAATGTATTCAAGTTCTGTGCTTGGAAATACCCACTTGCACTTGTTTTTGGACTTACTACACCAGAATCTGTTATATCAATCAAGGTGTAAACCGTATAAAAATCAGTTGAGCCTGTTAATACTTCAACTGGCCTTGAAACTGCCATATTACATACCTGTCATTTTACCAGCAGTATATCCAGCCGCAAATGCCGCCGCTCCACGTGCAATACGTTTACCTATACTACCTTTTTTCTTATTGTCTATCTCTAATCCTGCTTCGTTTGCATACTTTGTAAATATTGGATTTAAATCACTTCTTCTAGCATTTAATCTAAAATATTTTGTTAATTGTGTAGCCGCTAATTGTCTTTGAGTAGTATTTAAAGTATCCCACTCACCTACTAGTCTTCTAGCCGCTTTTAGTTTTGGATCTTGTATTGCTAAATTTTTTTCTAATCTATAAAAGAAAGCCTGTGCTTGTCCTGTGTTTATCTTTCCTGATTCAATTTGTTTTAAAAAGTTTCTAATTCTTTTTTGTTCTACATTAACTTTAGCAAGTAATAACTTATCTGCTTCTGAATCAGCTAATCCTGTGGGTTTTAATGTAGAGTGTATTGTTTGATATAAATCTGTTCCACTAGGACTAGGTTTATTCCAATTTGAAAACATACTTGTTCTACGTGCATATTCTTTTGCTACTGGTGCATATTTGTAATCATTTGCCATTGCGTATAAACTCATCATACTTACAAAAACATGATCTGTTAATGATCTAGCACCTTGAGCTTTAATCATATCACGAGTTCGAAACATTCTAGCTTCGCCTAATGAATTAATAAATTCTAAATACGGCTCTTCGCTATCTTTGGGCATTTCGTGTCCGCCTTGCATTGCCGAATATTGTTCTAATGTATATTTTTCTTTGCTCATGGATTATTCCTTGCAAAATTTGCTTGTGAGAATGTTGATCTATTAACCAACTTAACATCTTTATCTACTACATAACCTTCGCCATCTTTTACTGCTTGTATATCAGCTTTTTGATTATCTAATAATTCAATTACTTTATTTTTTACAGTCTTAATTCCCTTAATAAAACTAAATGTAGCATTAAAGCCTTTTGCTTTAGTATTTACATAATCTAATAATCTCTCTTTTTTAGGTTCAGATAAATTACTACTTTGTACCCATTGTACAAAATTTGCTCCTAGATTATCTAGTGATTTATTTTTTACACTAGCATTTATATATTGATAAAGTATCTCACCAAAATTTTTCATTTTAAGTTCTGCTGGTACATTGAATAAATCATCTATTGCTTTTGCATTCTTATTTAAATAATTTTCTAATTCATCTACTTGAGGTAGATCTACTCCAGGTGATTTTTGCATTGTAACTGGTGGCATAATCATTGTTGCTCCTTGTTGGAACTGTCCCATATCAACATTGCTAGTAGTACCATCTAATCCTATAGCTTTATGTATTACAACTCCTACTTCACTTGCGAGTATCTTTTTGCCAATATCACTATTAGCAACAACTTCATACTTTGTAGTATTTGGCATAAGAGTAATTTTATTATTTTCTTCAGTAGGCTTGTTCATCCATAATAGGTCACCTATAACGTAACCTCTGAATCCTTCTGGAACTGTGCTTTCTACTTTATCCCATATACCACCCATTGTTTTTGCAAAGTCTGCATTATCTGGGTTTCTGTTAACTATCATATCTTCTAGTCCTTTAGAACTAGTTACTCTACCATTATATTTTACTGCACCAAATCCTGATTTATCAGTTAAAACAAATTCACCTTTTTCATTACGCCCAAATACTATTGCTGGTCTTCCGTCCCATTTAATAGTAACTGAACCAGGATTTTGTTCAACTTGATGTAGTGTACTGATTGCTTTTTTACCGCCTGCTACCCCATCACGAAGAATTAAATCTTCAAGATGTTGTATTCTTGCGTTTTCTTTAAGATTTGCTTTGTACAAATCTTTTTGAATAATTCTGTGTTTTCTGTTATCTCTGGATTTACGTTTCTTAGACCCAACAAATAGTATTTCTTTTATTTTCATCTTGATGTCCTGATTTTTTTGATACCTCGATTAAAACGTTCGGGATCTCTATTTTTAATACTTAACATAATCCTTTTGTTTAAATCTTGAGCTGTTTCAGAATCAAAATTTGCATCAATCATTTCAAGAATATTGATAATACTACTGATAGCATTGGTACCTCTACTCTCAAGGATTGCGTTTTTATCTTTCTTAGGTGCTAAAGAGTTTATTTCCTCTAACAAGCTACGAGTGCGTTTTTTCATTGTATCTCTCCAGTAATAATTTACTTATAACTGTATTTATCTAATTATTACTTCTTTTCAGCATACTTCGAAGTTTGTCGTGTCCAGATAATGTGTTCTCTACTACACTATTTTCAGCTATACTCTTCTCTTGATGGGTTACTTTGTTCTGTGCTTTAATTTTTTCAAACATAGCACTAGGTTGATTAGCTACAGATCCTTGCTCTTCTTCTGCTAAATCGCTAATACGAAGCCCAGATACGTCAAATGCTAGGTCTACTTTTTGCCCCACTCCACTACTACTTCTAGTCTTCATAAACTGTATTTGATATCTGCCTCTTTCACGCATTGCTTGGCTACTAAAAATACCAATAACGTTATCTGCTGTCTGAATTTTACTTAAACCACCAGCAATATGAGAGTGATCAAATTCTACTTCTTCTACTGCACTTCTGTTTAACTGAGATGCTGTCGCTAGTAATATATCATTTTCTACTGCAAAATTACGCAATTCTTCTGATACAAACTTGTCTTTAATAAACAGATCACTTGGACTTACTTTGCTCTGTGCTGGCATCATTAAGTCTAAGTAATCAACACATACTCCATCAATTTTTATATTGTTTTTTACTTCATACTCTTTAATAAAACTTGTAATAGTGTTAACTGTAATACCATTAGGTAATTGTACAATTTGCAATTTACCCGCATCTTTACCTTGCATACGAACTTTTAAATCTACATCATCTGCATTTTTAAATACTTCTCTGGTATTCATTCCTGTTAGCATACTATCTAATCGCATACTACATAGTTCTTCACTTAATTCTAAACTAATATAAATTACATTTTGCCCTGCTAGTGCCCAGTTCAATGCCAAATTCTGTAAGAACAAACTTTTACCACCACCTGACGGTGCGGCAAATATATTTAATTCTCCTCTGTTAAATCCACCATATAGTTTTTTATCTACTTCAGCCCAACCTGTGCTAATACCACCTCTTTGATTTCTTATACGTTCAATACGTTCAGCTGGACTTTTCCAATAATCTGTACCCATATGTTTTGCTAAACCTAATTGTACTGCTTCTTTTACCATTCTTTCTACAGGACCATATTCGCCCTTTTCTAAAAGATCAGCACTTTTTAAAATTGCACTTTCTAATGCTTTATGTCTACAAAATATTTCAAACTCATCTATAAACCATTTCTTATGTCTATCATCAACATCTTTTAATGGCTGTAGTTCTAAATTTGAGATTGCTTTAATTTGATCTAGTGTAGGCAATGCTTGATATTCTGTTGCATGACTTTGTACAAATTCGACGGTTTTACGTAGCTCTCTGTCAAAGAATTCAGGATTTAATATTGCATTTACTCTAACAAATAAATCTTGATCTTGTGACAAGAATTCTACAAACAATCTTTGTAGATCTACTGAATATTCTTTACCTTCGTTCATTTGCAAACCTTCCTCATTAATAGTTCAATTTTTGTTGGATTTTTGTGCCTACTATTTATAATACTTCTTATTGTATACAATCTTCCGTATTTTGTCAAGGCATCACTTGCATCTTTACAATCTTTCCATTCTGGAAAGGATACACTGAAACCATGTTTTATAGCAGACTTACACATCATTTTACCAGGTTCATCTAAATCTGGTAATACTATAATTTCTTTATCAAGGCTTTTTAATATCTCAGCCTGTTCTTCGTTTATATTATTTCTACCTGTAGCACAACCATCTGTTACTATAGCATCAAGTTGACCTTCTGTAACTATAACCATTTCTCTATTTCTTGTTTGCCTATCAAGCCCATATACAAAATCTGCTTTAGGTTGTTGATTATAATATTTTGCTACTTCCTTAGGTGGAGTTCCTATCCATCTAGCAGTATAGCCTACTATATCATTCTTATACGTAAATGGTATAATAAATCTTCTGTTCATTCTACCAAATTGTTTACTAGGGCTATACATAAGTCTAGAGTCAGTTACATCAAATCCTCTACTAGTTAAATATGATACTGCATCAATCCAATTTTGATCAGGATCTTTAAATTCCATAAACGGCTTTGCACCCTCTGGTAAATCTTTTTTATCCCAACCAATATTTAATTGCTTTGGTTTTTCTTTTTTAATTAATAACGTAGCAACATCTTGCTCACGTAATAACTCTAGTTGAATACGATGTATATCGTTTTCATCTGCACCTAATATAGTTAATAATTTTTTTAATTTGTTTGTTATTCTATTATGTTGTGTATACCCTGTTTTATAATTGCAATTAAAACAATTATATTGAAAATGATCTTCTTCAAAATAAAAACCACCTCTGCCTTTTGTATCTGGCCTGCTTTCACCGTTTCTTACACACATAGGACAATTACCAGAAACCCACCCATTGGGGTTACTTCGCCAGTTAGTAGGTATCAGAGTTCGAACGTAGTCATTCATTAAAGTCATAAGTGTATATTACACTCTAATTACGACTTTGTCAAGTGTTCCTGCTGATTGAGTAAATTTTGCTCTTAGATATTTAACGTTTGTTCGAAAAGTCCAAGGATCTATACCTGTATGGTTTAAATATGGAAAATATGTTTGAGTATTTGTACCAAGTGTGATATCAAACCAATCTGGTTCTGTAGGGTTATCACTTAAAGTACCTTGCATATAAAAATTACCAGTATAACCTGTACCATATACTCCTATTGTTACTAATCCATTTGGTTTATCATAATAACCTGTTGCTTTTAATGAACTACTGTAATAGAATGTTTGATTGTTTACTGTTTGTTGTTGAAAGTTCTCATCTGCTTGTGTAGTAAGTGGTAATGCGTCACCTTCTTCACTTACATCTACAGTAAAGTTAGGTCTCATATTTAAATCACAAAATAATGGAACTGTTAGTCCTGTATCCGTAGTATAACTAAACACTAAATCATAATGTCCTTGTGAAAATCTTCCACTTTCACCTACTGTTATTATTACTTTAATACCACCTTGTATATAATCTGTGATAATTGCTTTCTTACTTATTGTAGTTGACCTATCGTCTCTATCAATAAAAGAACAATATACTGTTGTACCTTGTAACATTACTGGTTTTCTATCTTGATTTTTAATAAAAAAGAAAAACTCATTATCAAATCCACGAAACAGTTTTAAGAATCTATAATTCATAGGACTATTAACTGCGGTACCTTTTGCACCTGCGTATTTTGCTTGTCCTGCTGGTGTTCCGTGATCTTCTAATGTATAAAGATCGCCTTCTTGATTAACTTGGTATGTAGTTCCGTAATTTGACATATATTGCTCCTATGTAGTATTTATCCAAAGTGGAGATTTCAAAAGGCTAAATACCTATAGAATGCAAACCAAACATCAGAAACTCTTAGAGCAATATCCATTCTTAACCGTCATTGAGTATGCCAACAACGAATACCTGGGTATAATGCAGAATATAGATAGTCACGTGGCTAGTATGTACATCTACGATCGTCTTAGCGAAGAGTATGAAAAAATGAAATTTTTAGAATTAGGTGAAGAATGGTGGTGGGAAACTAATAGAAAACTTCCAATAAACATTGCATTACTTAATAGATGGAACTTTGCCCATTGTGTACAAAGTTTTAATGTTAAACAAATGGAAGTAATTGCTGGGCCCGAAGTTAGATTAAGTAATAGTATTACTAAACGTATAAAACGTAGAAGTATTAATCTTGTAAAGAAAGGCCCGTAGCCATCATATTTAATTGTAAGACAATAGCTAATGCATATGCATGAGCATGAGCTTTTTTAAAAAAGTATTCATCGCCTGATGGCTTTTTCCAAACATTTTCATTTATATTATTCCAATTTTGTTTTAACAAATGACGTTTAGCAGGTCTTATTACTGCTAGTACTGCCGCTAATTGTTCAACACTTTTAGGTTTTAAAGTGTTAACTATATCAAAATGTTTATGTATATGAAAGCATTTTTCTACTACCTCTTTATGCTCTAACAACTCCCACATTGGCTCCATTGCTAACAGTTGATTAAGATGTTCTTTTGATTTTATATCTTTATACAAGCCAACATTAAGTACATCAATTTTAAAGTAACCCATATCTTCTGCTTCTTTGTAGTCTACACTAGATAGTCCTGTAAATGGATTACTAGGCATATCATGAAAGTATACGCCTGTATTATGTTTTGTTTGTTTGTTTTCTTTTAATATCATAGCAGTAGTACCTTTAATTAATTTTAAAAGTCTGTTTCTATCTGCTACATCAATATCAATATCTGTATTAACTATCATTTGGATCCTCTTTATTCATTTTGTATAACAAGTATACAGGAATTATAAAACAACACAATATACAAAGTATTGGTATTATCATAATTCTGCTTTTTGCAATATCTCCGTAACCCATCTACTATCTTGTGGGTTTACACTCATGGCTCTTTGCCAATAGTCTATTTCTAAAAATTCATTAACCATTTTTAATTGTTCTGTACTAAAATTATCAATCATAACTTGTGCTTCGCTACTATGAAACAATACCCAAGGAGATATCTTTCCACTACAAATATGAAATACGGCTAAATTTGTAGATATTTTTGTAAAATATTTGTTATAGGTTGTATCGTTTTCTTTTGCCCATTCTTGTAAAAATAATATAGTACGTTCTACACCTCTATCTACACTTTCTGTTTTTAAACGTTCTTTCATCCACTTCTTAAATTGTGAATCTCTATTCCAATGATCTAGCCTTACTGAATTCCTAACTAGCCATTCTGTAAATGCTGGAACATCATCTATTCCAATATCTCTACAATAATAACCAAATTTTACAAATGCAGTATAATATGGACTTGTTGCAAATTCATCATATGTCTTTTCATTTTTAGAATTAGTACCTATTCTATAAAATAATTGATAAGACCTAAATCCTAATTGTACGTGCTTTTCATCTTTTTGCATGAACCTACGTTTTTGTTCACACATATGTACTGATAGTGTGCTTTCTTTTGCAAATGATTTTCCACAATAGTTACACTTAAACATTAATGATTCCTTTTGCCATCAAATACACAAACAAAATATAAACCTTGTGGTCCACATTTGACTCTATGATGCACTCCATCTTCAATTAACACAACATCACCAGCTTGTACAAACATCTCTTTATCATCTAGCCACATAGTACCAGCTCCTTTAACAAAGTAATATACTTCTTCTTGTCCACTATGGTTATGCCCACGTGTTGACTTATATGGGTGTAATTCTGTACTGCTTAATACTAGGTTGTTTAATAACTTGTTATCTTTTAATATGTAAGTTTCGTTATCTTTAATAACTTCTCCACCAATATCCATTATATTGTATTTCATTTTAATAACTCTTTTATTTCTTTTTTAGTCATTCCGTATTCCTCAAATAACTCAATAAAGTCTTCTTTAGTTTTATTGCTTATAAAAATATCAACTTCGTCATCATTTAATTGACTGTAGTTTTTAACTACCCACTCTTGTATCTTATTTTTCTTACCTCGTTTACCCGGTGCTATCCAAGGATGAAATGTAGGTTTGCCAAGTCCTACTAATTGTAATAGTTTAAACTGTAATTCAGGATGTTGTCGTAATTTATTAAAATGAACATTGACTACTTCATTAGTCCATTCTAAGTAATGCTCTGTAAAGTTTTTATCACCTGCACTACTTGTATATCTCATTAACGGCCAAAGACTTAATTTACCTTTTTCTTCATCTGTAAGACTATTGTACCATTTTCTATCTTTGGTATCAATTGCTCTCATTTCACTCTTAATATCTAGCTTACTCATCATTTGCCTTTATGTCTTGTGCTATCATATCGTATATGCTACTGTAACACCATTCACAAAATGTAACTGGTAATATACCAAAGTGTCCTTGTATTCCACCTGCATCTTCATTGTACTTACTATCACATATGCTACAAGTATCTTTTGGTTTAAATGGATCTTCTTGTTGTTTCTTCATAATACTACCAAAGTTCACTTATGTCAAGTACCTCCGGTAGTTTATTTGCTTCTTTAACAAATAATACACATGGTGCATTTGGTTTATCACTTAATGGAACATTTAGTAAATGTCCAAATTTTAATTTAGGTGCATACCATTTTACGTCAGTATAAATATTGGTAATTTGAATATCCATAAACTTGGGTGTATATCCTGTAATAGGATTAAATGCAAATACACTAAATCCTCTATCGTTTAAGCTCATTAAACTTACTACTTCTGGATCTCCAACACTTGGATCGCATATTACTACACTCCAGTCTAATGGCATAGTAATTTGGTATTCACCAATTTTAAGTACTGCCGCTGGTGCATAAAAACTTTCTAAGAATACAAGTGGTATAAAATAATAATCTATATGACTAGGATTACTATAATCTAAAATACTGTATCTTAAATCTTCTATTGTATCTGGTATGTCGTCAAGTTCATACGTATTGTTGTCTACTGTTAATATTTTCATTTTTATTCCTTAAAGCCAATTTACTTTTTCAATAGTAAATGGATAATTTGCTTCTTTGTAAAATTTCTTACGTTCTGTAAGATGTCTTTTACTAAATTTAGCTGAACTTGTAATATCCCATATCTGCACATTATCTTTGTCTTCTGCTTTTCTAATACCACGTCCAATACTTTGTATTACTCTAACAAAGCTCTTTCCTGGTTCTATTAAAACAAGATTAAATATACGTGGAATATTAATACCTACTGCCGCAACACCATATGTTGCTACAACAATTTGATTAGTTCCCTCATTAATGTCGTCATAATGATCTTTACGTGTAGTAGTTTTCATCTCACCACTAACAAAGTTAGCTTCAGCTATATTATCGCATATTAGCTGACCTGCTTTGATTCTATCTACTAATACAAGAGTATTACCAGAAGCAGATACTTTTTTAATTAAACCACTTATATACTTCATACGTGAAGCATTAGTAGTTAGGTAAGTTAGTTCGCTTTGATAATTGTTGTATTCTGATACTTCTTTTAATTGCACTACATTAACATGACATTGACTTAGAACTTCTTTTTCTTGTAGTTCACTTGCCGCCAGTTTGTGTGTAACTTCTCCTAAACAAGCCTGTAAACTAACCTTCTCATGATCAGCTTTTGGTATAGTGCCTGTTAAACCCCATCTTAGTGGAATGTTTGAAAAATCTTTTGTTAGTAATTCTTTTAATACTTCTGCTTTTGCTTGATGTACTTCGTCAACTATTACACATACTACATCTTCTGCAAAATCTACTAAACTTAAATCTGATTCTCCTTCTTTAAATCTTTTTCTTATACTGTTTAAACTCTGCCAAGTACAAATAGTATGGGTGTGTCCTAATTCTTTTTTGTCGCCATAATAAACGCCAACATCTAATCCTAAATTTGCATAATCAGCATATGTTTGTGTAACTAAATCTTTATTAGGTACAATAACAATGCTCCTTCCATACTTTTCTACTTTGTTGCTTAATGCCGCGGTTATTAACGTCTTACCGGCACCTGTAGCTATCTCCTGTAGACAATGTGGTGTTGCTAGATACTTGTTAATAATTTCTACTTGATAGTCTCTTAAAATTACAGGCTCGCCTGCAACAACATGACCTTCTGGCCACACTTTGTTTTCAAATGTGTTTTCATCTACAGGATCAAATTGAAAGTCATATTTAAAACGTAAGTCATTTAGATCTATTTCATAACCCTGTCCCATAATAATAGGCAATACTTTATCTAATAGGTTAGTATACGTAATTCCACCTATAGTGAAATAAGACGTACATCCATCCCATCTACCTAGCTTAAAAGCTGGTACGTGATATGCATAAGGAAGAAAAAACTTTAATTCTTTTTCACACTTTCTACGTGTGTCTATATCTAAGCCTTCTACTTTGCAATTCACTTCATCTTTCAGAGTTATCTTACATTTCATATTTATATATTACAGTACTTATGTTGAATTGTCAATGAATTTGAGAAAAAACATTGAAAAGCGAAGAGGGGAATTTCACCCCTCTTCTATAGTTAGAAAACTGTTTTAAGAAACAGTTCGCCTCATACAAGTAACTTCAGCGGTTCTTTTCCACTTGTCACCCATAGACTTTTTAAGATCTGCAAGTTTGGTAACCATTCTCAAACTTATTTCTCTCATCTTATCTTTGTTATCGATCATGAAATTCATTACATCATCTTTTTCAGCTTCGCTGAACATATACTCGTTAAGCATACCGTCTTTAACTATTTGCTTACATCTAAGAACTTTCTCCCTAGTTGTATCCATAGTAAGATCTAAGTAATGACATCTTGACATTATAGCATCAAGGTGATCTTTAATTTTACCTCTTACATTATCAAACTTAAGGTTAGTGATGAATATAACTGAACCATTAAATTCAAATGTATCAGGTATACCTTCACGTCTTAATAGAGCTGAATCTGTATTCCAACATAGCTTTCTTTTCTTACTAGAATCCAAAGCCGCTTTCAACAAGTTCAAACTAGTTTCATCATATAGTACTGTATCACAGTCATCAAGTACTAATACGTTTGATTTGTCTGCATTATTGTAAAGAACTTTGTACAAACCTATTGCACTAGAAGCACCCTTTACAGTTTCAAATTTTGCTTTATTACCACCTAGTACATCAAACAATGAATTCTTTTCTAGAACTTGTTCAACACCAAATGATTTACCTACGCCTGGAGGGCCTGTTACTACCATACCTCTAACAACACCATCTATTGAAGCTTGTGTCATATCATCAAGTATAGAGAACCTTTCTCTCATACGTTCTATGATTTGCTCATCAGTCTCGTTAGGATTGTCTTTTACTTTAGTAGGAAGAACTTCAACGATTGTCTCGCCTTTTTTGTTTTTTCTTTGTCTTTTTAATTGTGCCATTTACGACTCCTATTTCTTAATGTTTATTTCTAACTATACATATATAATAAGATATCTTGGTAGAAAAGTCAACCTTTTTATGCACTTTTTTTTAATTTTTTTTGGAGTGTAAACCCTTGATTTTATTGGGTTTTTTGTTTTTCATAGAAAAAGGCCCAAAAAAAATGGGCCTTTTTTCTGTTAGTAACTTAATTATGCTACTACTCTTCTTCTTGGAATTGAATATTCCATCTCAGGTCTGCCTACTGCGCCTGAATCAACTGCTTTAGCTTTTACGTTAAAGCCAGCTTCTTTTAGCTCAAGTAACCTTGCCGCTGGAGAAGCAATATCTAAGTCATTTCTTAGATCGTTCATTGTGAACGTACTTCCTGTACCCCAGAAATTAGCTAGGATTCTTTGATTTTGTGTACCTTCTGAAAAGAAAGTAGCACCTTTTGCATTTGATCTTGCCATTTTATTTCTCCCTTGTTTTTATTAAATTAATTTAATAAATTAAATTAACTATTACTATATAATAAAATGCGAAATATGTCAAGCAATTATTTTTGCTAGGATTGCCATCATTATACCAACACCTGTTGCACTAGAAATAAGTGCTACCCAAAATCCACCTGGATAAAACCAAATGAATAAAGGAAAGAAAACTAGGCTTACCAATACAAAGTATACGGTTTGATAACTAAATGTTTTTAAAGTTTGAAAATCTACTCCACTATAATGCATAATTACCAATGTAATAAAACTTACCAATGGTATTCCCATTATAAATGCACCGGCTGTTGGATTCTTTTGTGCTAATGTACTTACTATACCAATTAGTAATCCACCTACAACAGATTTTATAAGTATATCAACCATTATGCAATACTTAAAATTTTAACACGGTTTACCATAGTTTCTTTAGCACCTGTATATTTAGATAGTTCATGCTTGTTAACTGTAGCACGAATCTTAATAGTTTTGTTAGCAATAATATCACTAATATCTGGTTGATCTCTCCACCAAAACTTAACAATATCTTTTTCTGCATAACAAGTAGAAATCATATAGACATTACTAGTTTGAATAAATTTAACATCAAGTACTTCTACATCAATATCAAAACGTTTACCTTTTTCACCAAAATATTGGCTACTGTGTTTTAGACCTGACATACGATCTGCAATAACTTCACGTTTTTTGTCAATACTAACACTATGTGGTAAACTTGCAATAATGCTTATTGAAAACTTATTCACGTCAGCTTCTGATAATGCTTTAACAACATTGCTCTCAAAATTGTTAAGAGTATTTGTCATCTTTTTTAGCATTAATTTACCATTAATACTATTAATTAGATTATTAGCTTCTTCTACAGTTTCTGTTGTGAAATTTGTTTTACCAGCATCTTTTGCTTTTAATAGAGATAACATCATAGTTTTATTATCATCTATTTTTACTGGTTCACCACTCGCATGATCAGTATCTGTATAACCATGTCCACTTTTAATGAATCCTTGTGACTTGTATACTTCAACAGAAGCACACATCACATCTAATGTAGTGATATTATTAAATAAATTTTTTGGCATAGTTTGCTCCTGTGTTTGGGATGTCCGCCCTGTTGGTTTTTACAATCTATACGTTAATTATACGGCTTAAAAAAATTTTTGTCAACCAATAATATGGCGTTATAACGAAATATCTTCTAAACCAGCCGCTCTTAGCTTAACTATGTTGTTTATTTGAAATCCTTTAGCTTCTAAAGCCTTAATAATTCCTATGTATCGATTACGTACTAAACTAAAATCATTGATTAGGTACTGCAAATCAACCACTTCTTGTTCTCCATCCACATACTTTTCTGCATCTCTACTGCTTAATGCTTTATTATAATTTTCCAAGTATTTTCTGAACGTTTTAGCACGTAGTTTTCTCATTTCAGTATTGAGAAACTCTAGTATTGCTTCTACTTCCTGTAACTGATTAAATCTATGCTCCACAACACCAGGCATCTCTCTACTATGCTTTTCGAGATTGCCTTTCATTCCACATTCAAAACGAGCTTGATCAATTTCTTTCTCAAAATGAGAAATAGTTTCAACTATCTCGCTTAAATTTGCAGTTACTTTACGATACCATACACTCATAATTAATATTGCTCATCGTCATCATCACTATAGCCTTCACTATAGTCATCATACGGATCTTCATCATCATCGTTGTTTTCTATATATTCGTCCATTGCATCTGCAAGGTAATCACAATGATCAGCTATTTCTTTTGCCGCAGTTTTAATTTCAAAACCATAGTCAGCTAGATGATAAACGAATTTATTAGCAAATTCAGGTTTATCCTTTTCACTAATAAATTCTTTAGCTTCATCATACAGATTAAACAATAATTCAAAGTCTCCATCTGTTATATTCATCTTTACTCCTCTGTTACTTCAGGTGCTTCTTGTTCTGGAAGTGCATCTTGCACATCTTGAGGTTGCTTATCCCATTCCGACATAACTAGATCCAAGTGATCTGCTTCATTACTTGCCCAAGCCTTACGGAACTTTGTTACTACTTCTCCTGTAACAGGACTAGTATATTCTAATCTGTTTCCAGTTTTTTTGAGGGCACCTTTACCTTCAAAGAAGTCTACTAAACCACTGTGTGGACTCATTCCTGTTTCATAAGGAATTTCAACTTGTACACTTTCAAATGGTTTACTATATCTTGTTTTCATTACTTTACAGGCCGCTCTAATACCATGTACTTCACTGGTCTTATTACCGTCTGCATCAACTTTTAATTTGAGTTTACGCATTGCAATAACAATACTACTTGCATAGATAAAGCCTTGTCCACCTGATATTTTATCATCTGGATCAAACATATCTTGCGATGCATATGTATGGTTAGTACACAACATACCAACATTATATTCACCAAACA